CGCTCGATCACGCGGTTTCCCGGCGATGTCTATGTGTCAGCTGATCTTTCCGGCAATTATGAGCTCTACCACCCATCCGGCTCATTCTTTCGGATCGGTACGCCGGGCCATGAGGATTTGACCGGCAAGGATGTCGACGGGCTTTGGAAAATCGCCCGCAACACAGCATCCAACCCAACGATAACGCTTGGCCTCGCCGTTGGCGGCACAACGAAAGCCACCATGACGTTTGATCCAACCGGCAAAGTAACAGTGCAGGCATCGGGCGAGGTCGATGTGGCCGCCGGCGGGAACGTCAACGTCACTGCCACCGGAAATGCCAATATCACGGCTACTGGCAATGCTGTGGTGACAGCATCGACCATTACGCTCAACGGCCCGGTGACGGCCTCGGGCAATCTGACCGTTAATGGGAATTTCCATGCAGCTCATACGGTTTAAGCGCGGTTTTGTCGTGATGGCAGGGTGGCGGCATGTTGCCTGCAACCTCTCAGAAAGCCGATGTGCGGCCCATTTCGTTCGTGCTGGAGAAATCCGGCGTGCCGAGCGTTGCGTTGGATTTGGCAATCCGACCGGAGGAAATGACCCGGTCTGACCCTTCGCGCTTGGCAGTGATGCAGACGCTCGGGGGGGCCTGGGCCGACGATTTCGGCGAGGGAATTGCGCAGATCAACATGGCTGGCACCACCGGTTGGCGATCTGGCGGTTTCGGTGGCGATGGCGAGGCGCGTTTCTTGCAGCTGCGCACGCTGGTCTATGACGGGTGGCACAACCAGCGCAAACAAGCCCGCCTTGCTGGGCAAGATCCCTCAAATATCGCTCTGGTGCTGGCTGACAGCCTCAACAGCACCATTGATATCGTCGCGCCGATGTCATTTGCGCTGCGCCGCTCAAAATCTCGTCCATTGCTCATGCAGTTTCAGATCTCGCTGCTGGTGCTGGGCCAGCAATCCCCCGCCGGTGCCAGTTCGAGCACATCATCGGATCTGACCAGCAAAATCCTGGCCTCTCTCACGGCCTCGGTGAGCACGATCACGAGCATTGCGGCCCGTATTACCGGCTACATCAATGCCAATTTCGCCGCTCCGCTGGTATCGTTCATTGGCAGCGCCAATGCTGTTTACGGGCAGGTGACGGCGGCAATCCAGGCCGGGCAATCCGTGGTCGCCTCGGTGCTGCATGTGGCCAGCCTGATCTCTCAAGCTGGCACGGCGATTGCGCGCACGGTCAATGCAGTGCTTTCGCTGCCAGATGTCGTCCGCGGCGATATCGCCGCGCTGGGCTCGGCCTTCTCGAACATTTTCTGCGGCCTGCAGAAGATTGGCACACAAAAAATCTACCAGAATTACATGGGCATCTACGGCGCTTCAAACTGCTCGTCGACGTCGGGCGGTTCGCCGATCAGCCCATTTGCGAATTCCAACACATTCGCTGCGGTTGCTCCAACCTCTACCGGCACCGGCATTGTGCTGAGCAGCCCAGCCACACAATCGCTGCAAGTGATGGCAACATCAGACCCGGTGCTGGCTCCAATGTCGCTTACGGCCATCCAAACCAATTTGGCGGCGGTCAATGCCGGGCTGGTGACGCCATGAGCGGCACCACGCAATTCGATCAGGTGCTGTACGGCTATCGGCTGGTGCAAACCAATGTCGATGACACGCTGCCGCGGATTGCGCTGCGTGAACTCGGCGATGGAACAGCGTGGCCTGTGCTGGTCGCGATCAATGATCTTGTCTGGCCCTACCTCACGGATGATCCGGCGGAAGCTGGCAATGGGGTGATCCTGGCGGGCGGCACTTTGCTTGTGCCCTCATCCGGCACGCCGCCTCAACAAGAGACCAATGCCAATGATGTCTATTGCACCGATCTAGCGCTTCCCAACGGGTTGCTGACTGCGGCGCAAGGTGATTTTGCGACGATTTCAGGCCCGGCCAACCTCGTCGCGGCGCTGGATCATAGACTTGAAACCCGACCGGGCGAGCTCGTGTTTCACAGCGATTATGGCTGCCAGGACGCTTCGCTGATCGGCACCGAAAACACCGCCACGACGGCGCTGTTCGGCGGTCGGTATGCCAAAACAGCCATCGAGGCCGATCCGCGCATCAACCAAGTGACCAGCGCCACGGCAACGGTGACGGGCGATGAACTGCAAGTCGTCATTACCGCGGAAACCATCGTCGGCAAGCCGATCACTATCACAAAGGCAGTGTAACGTGGCCTTTCAGCTCAAAAACTTTACCTCCATCGCCGCTTCCATGATCAACGTCATGAAGGGTGTGCAGACTGCGATCACTGATTTTTATGTCGGCTCAATCGTGCGCACGATGCTCGAGGCAGTCGCCGGTGAAATTGAGCAGCTTTACATGCAGGCCTTTACCGGGCTGCGAGAGGCAATTCCTGTCTCGGTCTACAACAGCTTCAATTTCCCGCCACTGGCCCAAACAACAGCCACCGGCACCGTGCGCGTGCTTCTCACGCCGCAAACCAGTGTCACGGTTGTGGGGGCCGGCACGGTGCTCACGCCGGAATTGGGCGGCATCACCTATACCGGATCAGCCGATGTCACTGCGGCCATTGGTGCTTCATATATCGACGTGCCCGCGATTGCCGCACAGCCCGGTGCCGAGGGCAACATTGCGGCCGGTGTGGCCTTCACGCTTTCACCAGCCCCTCAAGGCTTCATCTCTGCCGCGTCACTGGCGGCTTTTGCCAACGGCATTGATGCCGAGACTCCGGAAGCGCAAGAGGTGCGCTTCAACGGCTTCATCCGATCCATCCAGCGCGGGACGGTCGATGCCATCAAGTATGGTCTGACGACGGTTGCGCTGACCGATGCCAATGGCAACGTCATTGAGCGCGTGGCCTGCGCCTGGGTTGATGAGCCCTATGAGCGCGACCAGACGCAGCCTATCGCGCTGGTGAACGCCTATATCCATAATGGGGTGGGCAGCACGTCAAACGCGCTGCTGCAAAAGGCTCTCCTCGTCATCTCCGGCTATGTCGATGCGAACGGCAATAAGATTCCCGGCTATAAGGCGGCTGGAATCCCATGCAACATCTTCATCGCTACCGAAGTGGCGGTGGCGATCAGCGCTTATGTGACGATTGCAAGCGGTGCAGTCTCAAGCACCGTTCTGGCGCAAGTGTCGGCTGCATTGTCGAATTATATCTTGGGCCTAGACGTCAATCAGCCATGCGAGGTCGCCACACTCTATGCGCTGGCGATGGCGCAAACCGGCGTGACCAATTTTGTGCCCACGGCGCCGATGAGCGATGTTGCGCCGCTCATAAGTCAGAAGCTGGTGCCTGGGGCGATCAGTCTCGTGGCGGTGGGCGTGATGATTTCCGCGCCGGCCCTATCTTCGCTGGTGGCGGGCAGCGCCTCGACGATCAGCGGCACATTCGCCAATGGCGCACCCACCGGTCTGACATATTCGCTTGATGGCGCTGCGGCCGTGTCTGTTACGGGTGCGTCGATCATCGTCACCGCGGGCAGTGTGGGCACGGCGTCGGGCACCTATTCGTTCGTCATCACGGCACCGGCTGCTGGCGCGCACACGCTCTCTGTCAGCGGCACCGGGGCTTATGCGGCTACGTCCACCCCAACTGCATTCACGACACACTGATGCGCGTCACCCGGCGGCTCCTGCGCGCGCTGAACAAGGTCTTTGACACTGACCCGCACCAGAGCCTTGCCCTGCGCATGCAATATGCCGGCGGCATGACATGGGTGATCCGCGATGGTGTGCTGACCACCAGCGTGACCGGTGGGCCAGGGCAGGGATTCTCTGTCGACTTGTTGGATTACACGGTAGCCAGCCTTGCCGCCTGGATCGGCCGCCAGCCGGGCTATTCGGTGGTCTATGTCAGCAACAGCATGGCCAATCTATCGGCGATGGTGCTGCTGGACACGAGCGGCAATATCGCTCTGTCCAATGGCGATCACCTCTACGGCTATACGTCGCTGTTGTGGATGTTTTTTGAGGGTGCGTCCGTCGAGCTGCAGGCGGCTGCAACACAGATCCAAGCTCTGCCGCTCGAGATGTCTCTGACCACGGCCGACGGGGAATGGCTGGACTATCTGGGCGGCTATTATGGCGTGCCGCGATTGGCGGGCGAACTGGATGCCCAGTATGCTCCGCGAATCCAGGCTGAGGTGCTGCGGCCGAAAAGCAATAACCTGGCCATTGAGATCGCGATTGAGGCCTATACCGGCACGGCTGTGACAGTCACCGATGTGGTTGAGTATTCCAATCCCACGCCGGCCTACAATGGGGCGATCACGTATAACGGGACGTCGGAATACAATGCGACCGGGCATCCGCTGTACGGCCTGTTTGATATCAATGTCGGCTACGATTTGCTCAATGGCCTGGATATCAGCAGCTTCGGAAACACCGTCGCCTCTCTGATTGAGCGGCTACGCGCGGCCGGCACGCATTTAAGAGCGCTTTCGCTCAGTGGCGGCCAGCTATCGGATACCTATAGCGGAAGCTCCGAGGTTCTCGCCACCCAGCCAATTGCAGTGACGGCGGCTCTATCGGATGCCGCCAACGCATATGCCGACGCGATCGGGACCATACCAGTGACGATGACGGGCATCGTTGATGCTGCCAATCCAACCAGCGACTCATCGACCCTGACGGCATCCTATACCACCACGTATAACGGTCAGCGCACCTATTCGGCCGCTATTTACTACGCAAGCGGCGGATCGGTGGCGGGCTCACTGGAGGGTCCGCCATAGCGTCGTGATGCCATCCTGTAGTCCGAGCAAAGGAGATGCGCGGTGCAGCTGCGGGATGATCTGATGACGTGGCCAACTGGCCATTTTGAACTGAATATCTTCCGTCGTGGGCGACTGATTGAGGAGGTGCGTGAGCGCAACCTGATCGTCGGCGGCGCATCAGGCGTGCTCGCGTCTCTCGTGGGCGGCACAGTCACCAGCAACAGCATCACTCAGATTGGCTTTGGCACCAACGGGGCCGCCGCCGCGCTCTCCAACACGGCTTTGACCGGCCCCTTCCTCAAAGCCGTCGATAGCGTCACCTATCCTGCGGCGGGGCAGGTGGCATTCGCGTTCTCACTGGGGTCAACGCAGGCCAATGGCACCGCGATCTTCGAATTTGGGTTGCTGACAGCGGCCGGGACGCTATTCGCCCGCAAGGTGCGCTCGGCGGCGTTCGCGAAAGACACCGACTTCAGCCTTTCAGGCGTGTGGACGCTCCAGTTCTAAGGACCGATTATGGCCAGCCAACCAGAAACCTCGACCTATCCGGCGGGTATTTATCAGATCGAAACAACCGACTTGGTGCAAGGCGGTATTGGCGGTCTCTCAAATGCGCCATTGCTGCAACTAGCCAACCGCACAAACTATCTGCTGGGTCAGACCGCGGCCCTTGCTACCTCATTGGCCAATGAGGCACCTGGCTCCGTCACCACTATCACGGCCTCTGGCACGCTGACGACGGCTGAGGCTGGCTTGATTTTAATCAATGCTGCGGGCGGCAATATCACGGTATCATTGCCGGCGGCGAACGCGCTGGGCGCTGGTTTCCGCACTGCTTATGAGTTTGTGCGCATTGATGCATCCGCAAACACTGTGACCCTGCTTGCCGCTGGAACGGATAAATTCGCTATCAACTCGACTTCCAGCTACGCCATGTCTGCGGGCGAGACATTGTTCAGTTCGTCGGATGGCATCTCCAAGTGGTATTCGTTGATTGATATTCTCGGCGGTGTCTTTGCCGGTATCATCTCTGCAACTGCGGTGGGTGGAACAGGCAATGCCATCACTGGAACACTTGCGGGTGTGAGTGCATATCCGTCGACGTTGGTTGCCTTCACTGCCACGAGCACCAACACTGGCGCAGTGACAATTAATCTCAGTTCGTTAGGAGTGTTGTCGGTCCTGCAGGATGGCATAGCCCTGTCAGGGGGGGAGATTGTCGCTGGTGCAAAATATTTCGGTTTGGTCGTTGGTAGTTCATTCAACCTGATTGGCTCCACGGCTGGCCCGATCAATGTGGCGCCTGCCACTGCCGCCTCCCATGCTCTGCAACTGTCGCAGGCGGCTGCAGCTTATGGACCAAAGCCAACAGGCAGCGCTGGTGTTGGCCAGTTCTTGGCTTTGAGTATGCCTGCTGGGTCAATCACTCTCCCGGCGGGCGGAACTTGGGCATGGTTCTTTATCGACCTCACGAACACGGCTGCAGCTTTTGGCTCTGCGGGCGTCTCAGCTGGTGGGACCGTTATTTTTACAGGAACCGTCAGCTGCGCTGGCGGATTTTGTTGGAGGATCGCATAAATGCCCGAGACCTTTGCCCAGATGGGCTTTGCCGCAGTCGTCACCGCATCAAGCGCCACACCAGAGACTGACGGTTATGTCGGCACGTTTGGTGTGTTGCCGTATCATGTCCATCCGACTGCGACCCCGCTCCAATGGGCTGCTCTTGAGGCGGCGATTGCAGCCAACGCGGTCACGGTAAACCCCTACGTTGCGCCGGTGCCTCCGCCGCCACTCACTATGGCCCAGCAGGCTGCCGCAATCCCGTCGGTCCCATCTTGGAAAATTCAAGAGGTTCTATTCGCGCAGGCGAGCCCGACCAATGTGGGAAAGACCATGCTTGACGACGCCGACACCGTCATCGCGTCTCAGTCCAAAGGCGTGCAGATCGCGTGGAACGGCGGAGCGGACGTGGCCTACACCAGCCCAGCCCTTGCCGCCGTCTGCTCGGCGCTGAGCATCACCCAGGCCTCATTTGATGCCATGTGGGTGCAAGCCTCCACGGTCTCGCTGTGATTCGATTGATATCTGCTGAATGAGGTTGATTATGGACATGACATCTGCGGCCAACATTGCTCAAGTCGTTGGTGCCGTCGTGGCGCTGATCGTGGCTCTTTGCGGTGCGGTCACATTCTGTTTTTGGCGCATTGATGCGGTGCGTTCCACCCTGCAAAAAGAGAGCGAGACCCGACTGATTGCCGTTCACGGTCGGATTGATGAGGTGCGCCGCGAGAGCGAGAATCGCAATGCCGATCTCGTGCGCGTGACCGAGAGCAAATTGCAAAAAATTGATGATGACGTCACCCGTCTTAGCCGCGAGGCTGTACGCAAAGATGAGCTTTCGAGTATGGAATTGCGACTACGCCAGGATAGCACCAAACTGGAAAGCAAGTTTGATGCTCTTGGAATGCAATTTGCCAAAATTGCCGTGCTGGAAAGCCGTTTTGATACTCTGCATGACGTGCTGAAACAGGCCCTTGCACCAGCTCGAGCTAACTGAGGGGCAAATTCAGCTTGGCAAAGGTTTCGGCCACCAAGGCGCGCAGGGCGCGCTCGGTGAATTCGCGTTTGGATTCTTTGGTGTTGTAGCTGATCCACTCAATCATCAGCGCCAGATCTTCGGGAACTCTCGTGTTGAGCTGCACTGTCAAATCGGCACGCACTTGCGTTTCCTGCCACGGGTAAGTGTTTTTTCCCGGCGCTGCGATCACAAATTGTGTGGCGGTATCATTCTCGGTGGGCCGGAGCGGGATGGCACCACCAAATTTTGGCTTGCGGGTGGGCTGGTTCATTCGCTGACTTCCTTCCATAGACGTTCGATTTCATTGCAGGCGCGGATGTCTCTCTTCGACATTTCGACCACGCTCAACCCTTCCGAGATGGCCCGGCCATAGGCTGTGCGGCCTGTCAGCGTAGCCATGCTGGCGGTCGGCAACCCCGGCACATTGGCCGCCATGAAGCCGCGCACGTCACCCGCCACACTGTCGACGGTCTGGTATGGTGCGCGGTTGATGGCGATCACGGCTTTAAGCTGTGGATTGAACGATTGGGTGTTGGTGAATAGCCGCTCCATCGTGGGCAGCGTCCACAGATCCAAGCTCTCGGGTTGCACGGGCACCACCAGCACGGTTGCGATCGAGATGGCCGCACGCAGCTCTTGGCTATCCTCAGCGCCGGTATCCAAGATGACGAGCTGGTAGCGCCCGGCGAGGTCGCGCATCTGGGCGCGGATGTCGCGGCCGGTGACGGTCACGCATTTGATTGCCGGCGCATCGGGGTGCATTTGAGCGCGCATCGCAGCCCATCGAGCCGTCGATTGTTGGCCTGGATCGCCATCGACGAGGAGCACATCAAAGCCATCGCGCGCGGCGGCCACAGCCAAATGCACCGATATAGTGGTCTTTCCACACCCACCTTTCTCGTTCCCGACGACGATTATCGGATTAGGCATTAGCGAGATTCCTAGCTTGTTTGAGCGCGTTATAGCGCACTAAACCGAGACCTAGCTAGTTAGATAATGGAAATTTCAAAATTTTGGTTATTTGTCATTTAGTTTTGATCCGCATCATAAACTGTTGCAATATATGCGACTAATCGTATCTTCCTATCACAACCAAACGATAGGAAACCGGCATGCAAAATATGAAAATTCATTGCATCCTTGCAACTGCATTGCATAACGTTGCGTATGCCAATGATCGTTTAGAAGGCCTCGCACCTACTGCAGATAATCCGGAATGGGTTGGTGCATATGATGCCGTCGTGGTGGCTATGAGCAGTTTGAGTGCTGCTGAAAAAAGGGCTCTGGAAACACGCGCCACGGATCTACCGGGCATTGCTGGGAAGCTCGCATTTGCCGTGGCCTGCGCCGAAGCATTGGGTGATCTTGATTGCAACTGGCTGATGGTTGCGAGCGCTCTGGAAGACCTTAAATTGTTGTTGTAATAGGGGTTTTTCGTTGAATAAGATTATCGTATAATATATCTTATGTAAATTGGAACAATCTCAAGGGGCTTTGAGTATGCCAATCCGACCGAGCGAGCGCCATCGGTATCCGCATAATTGGCCTGCAATCAGCCATGCGGTCAAGGTTGATGCGCGATGGTGTTGTGAGGCTTGTGGGGTTCGTCATTGTGCTTGGGGATGGCGCGATGCATCTGGTGCATTTCATGCCGTCGCGCCGCCCGCCATTTCCAAAAATGGAGAAATCCAAAATCCTCTTGTGCATGTCGGGCCTGACGGAATTGTGCATCGAATTATCCGCATCATCCTAACGGTCGGCCATGTCGATCATCATCCAGAGCACAATCAGCGCTCCAATCTACGGGCATGGTGCCAGCGCTGCCACCTGCGCCACGACGCCCTGCACCATCGGCGCAATGCTCACGCCACCCGGCGGGCACAGATGGCCACCGGTGATCTGTTTCAGGTAGGCGCCCCGATCAGCACCGCGCCCGTGCTGGGGCGCGTGAGCGCGACATAGAGCAGTTGCTGCATCTCGAGCAAATTGTCGTCCATCCTGCCTTTGATGTCGCGCACATCCACAAACACCGTGCCAAATGTCGAGCCCTGACTGGCATGCACCGTCATGGCATAGATCGGCTGGAGGTCAGCCAAGGCGCTATCAAAATCACGCCGCTCGCCCCATCTGTCGCGATCATCAATGGCCTCGGCCAAGATCCGATTGCGTGCGGCCTCATAGGCCGAGCGGTTGCGGATCATATGGATTCTGATGATTTCGCCGTTGTCGCGTTTGCCGGTGATCAACCAGCTTGGTACCTCGGCGAGCCAGGACGGGCATGGTCCGTGGTCTTTCAGCGCGTGATAGAAGTTTGCCTGCTCAATCGCGAGCACAGCAATTTCTTCGCCCGTCTGTGCGACGATCGCATCATCATGGATGATCGGTGCGCGCACCAGCGCCTTCTCGCCGATGACGAACGGCGCTTCATCGGCCGCCATGCCGTAGCGCCAGCGCCGAACCTTGGCATTGATGCTGGCCACCTTGCGATTGGTCCAAGCGAGGTAGCGAAAACTATCGGGGTCAGCCTCAAATTCAGGATGCGTGAAGGCTTTTTTAAGCCATGCGTCAACGCGGTGCGCTTCTGGCACAAACACCCCGGCGCGGTCGGATCGGTTTTCACGGCACCATGTCCAATCTACGGCCCCGCCTTGTGAGTGGCGGACGATGGTAGCGGCCTTGATGATGGGATTGTCAGCAGCTTGGCGCATGATCTCGGTGAGTTCGCTGCGCCCTCTGATTTGGAATGCCTGACTCTCCTCTTCGTTGACCGGCGGCAATTGCGCCTGGTCTCCGATCAGCAGCACAAATTTGTTGGCGAGCTGTGAGCGAGCGTGGCGCATCACATCGGCACCCAGCATCGAGGCTTCGTCGATTGCCACTACGTCTACGTCGACGGGTGTTGCGCCGCGCCGGCGGCGGAACTGCAACCCCTCGCCCGGCTGTGTCTTGTTGGGCTCAAGTGAAAGGAGCTTGTGGCAGGTTGAGACCGGCATCTCCAAGCCAGCCTCGCGCATTTTCCGCTCAATAACCTTCACGGCTTTATGCGTGGGTGCGGATGCTGCCACGGTGAGGCCGCGCTGCTGCATAGATCGCATGGTCTCCTGCAGCAGCGTGGTCTTCCCAGTGCCGGCTGAGCCAAGGAGCAAATGCCATTTTCCCGGCTCATAGGCATGCATGATTTCCCGATGGGCTTGTGCCTGCCCATCGGTGAGAACCATCTTCATCAAGCGGCCGCGCGTTCGGCGGCGGGTTCACCCAGCCAATGCATGCCGATGTCTTTCGGCACTTGCGGTGCTTCTTTGAATGTCCCGGCGATGATGACGCTGTCCAGCTGTGGTGCCTCGCCAGACACCAGCGACCGGCACCAGCCCATCGCACCCTTGCGCGCGCTCGGCTGCAGGATGTCGAATTCGTCGAGCAGGACGAAACGCAGGCCGGTGTGGATGGCAATTGCGCTGGCAATCATCGCATTGGTGCGCCATTTTTCGCTCTCGCTGTGCAGCGCATAGGGGCGGTTTTCGCTGGTGATCTCCATGCTCGGGCCGATATGGACCTGACGCCAGCCGGTGGCGGTGGCCATGTCGCGCAGCGTCTTGTTGATCTTGGCCAGGGCTTCGGCACACCATGTCTTTTGCAACCCATCCGGGGCCAGATCGGTTGCCAGGGCGATTGCAGCCATCACGCCTTGATGGGCTTTGAGCGCACGCGCAGTGCGGTCCTCGGCCTCGTCATTGGACCGCTTGATGGCCTGCATATCAGTCAGCCATGCCTCCGACGATTCCAGATCGTGCAAGTAGATCCCAATCTGGATCTCAATGTCGCGGATCGGCACCGGGTTGCCGCCATCAGTCATTGGCGACATGGCAGCGAGGGCTGCAGATGCGGCCTGGGCAGCATCTACCTCGGCCTGAGCAGTCAAAACAGCCGCCTTCGCAGATGCATGGGCCTCCCGGGCTGTTTCGGCTGCTCGGTGAGCGGCATGGATGTCAGCATTCGTTGCTGCATTCTCCACCGGCATATGAATGGCCAGTTCGTGCCCGGCCAAATCCCGCTTCAAGACCAGCATGGTGTGGCAATGCGGGCAATCCATCGGCACCGCATCGCTCAACCGATTGCGAACGTCGGCCTCATGTGCAAGCGCCGTGGTGAGAGCAGCATCTGCCGCCGCAAGTTCAGCCCGCTTGTCGCTGAGAAAGGTTGTGGCGACTTCGAGCATTTTTGCTTTGCTCTCAAGGCTGGCACGCTGGCCGCTCGTCGCCTCATGCGCCTTTGCTGCACCCAGCTTTTCCTGCTCGGCTGCAATCAGGGCTTTGAGGCGGGCAACATTTTTCTCAGCATCTTCTATTTGCGCCTGATCAGCCACGCCAGCGACTGGTGCAGTCCAAGTCTCTGCCTTTTTCGCGCCATATGCACCGCCGGTGAGCGCTTTCCAAGCGCCGCGCTCCTCAGCCGCAAATGCCTGCGCCTCGACACACCACTGGCTGATGCTCTCGAATGGTTTCAGCCGGTCGAGCAGTTCTTTCGGGTGCTTGCGACCATCCAAAATGGTGCGCAATTGGTTGCCAGTTTTTGTCACCGCCATAAACCGCAAGAATCCATCAAGCCGTTCTGCTGGAAAATGATTGGCAAACATCTTGGCGTTCAGCAGATAGGGCATTGCCGCTGTCTCAATACCTTCCGGCACGGCAATGCTGACTTTCGTGATCCCTTTCCGGCCCTGGATGTCGCGGTCGATGAATCCCCAGTCCGTGTCAATCCGCACGTTGCCCGTATCGGCACCATCGGTGATCAGTTGGTCACGCTCGCCTTTGGTGGCCACGCGGGCGATTTGGCTTTGCAGCGCGAACGCGATCCCATCCAGTGCTGCGGATTTGCCGCTTCCGTTCGGGCCGGCGAGGATCGTCATCGGTTGGAATTTGAAACTGACATCGCGGTGGCAAAGCCAGTTCACGCAGGTCAAAGAGGTGATTTTCATACGGCGGGACTTTCATGATGCGAGGGCGGAGCCTCGCTATGGTGGTTGGTGGCGAGCTAGCTAGGTCGCGCGCTAGTCCATGTCGCCAAAGCCGTCATCGGATGGCTTCACTGCGGTTATTTCGCTATCAGGCTCGGATTTTTCCTGCTGCTGTTCAACCTCAGCCTCAATAGTGGCTTCCTCGGTCGGCTGAGATTCCTGCTGCACTTCGATATCGGCCTTTACCTCGCTAGCAGTTTCCCACGTCCCGTCTGTGGTCTGCTCGGCCTCGAGCGTGTCATACACTTCGTCGCTGGTCGGCAGGCCCATCATCAAATGCGGGCTGTGAATGCGGCAGAAAAACGACGCCGCGCGATACCGGATCATTTGGCCCGGCATCGTCTTCCACTTCGACCCTTTCTTGCCATACCAGCCCTCCTCGACCGCCATGCGCATCGTCACCGTGTCGGATTCGACGCGGTTGCCCTGCTGGTCGAGAGCCCATGCAACGCAGCGCAGATCGCGCACCGTCACCTTATGGATGCGCGTCACCGATGCGCCATCAACCCAAGCGCTTTCTTCATATTGGCATTCGATTTCGCCGTGATCGGACACGTCGAATTGAATTGGCGTCTTAAACAGGCTGGAGTTGTTCGCCAGCGCGATCACGAATTGCGCGCTCCAGCTGGGTCGTCCCTCAATGACGTAGAGGTTCTGCATCACCATCAATGGATCGGCTTTGAGCCGGTCGGCCATGTTGATTGCAACCATACAGTTCGGCAAACCATTGGGATTGTCGACCAGCGCGTGGCGGTCCTTGCCCTTGCCGGGAATCTGCTGGCGATAGGCGGTCGGCACCATCGTGGATGAGCTCAGCGCACGCGCCACGCGCATCGTGAATTCGAACGATCGCACGTTGCCGAACCCGACGCCGATTTGTGGCATGTTCGCCTCGGGGGCAACGGCAGATGAAATGCCGTTTCGGCGTGTCAGGGCTGGGCTGGGCTGCGGGTTGCTGGCCGCACGGTGGCCATTCAAGAAGCTGTTGGCAGAGCTTTGCTCGGCCGATTGGATTTCACTCATGTATGGGGCTTTCAGTTAAAGAGGTAGGACGGGAGAGGGAGCGTCACCAGATCACCCGGCAGGCCGGGCCACTGGTCACGCTCTTTGCACTGAGCAAAATGGTCGAGATGCAGGCGAATTTCTGACCGCGCGAGGTCGAGCGCACGTTCTTCGAGCTCATAGATGCCGTGGACATAGGGTTCAGTTTTTTCGATTGCGATGAACAGGAATGCCTCGGGCTTGAATGCGCCGGATTCCAGAATGCCGTCACGGTAGTAGGCGTCCTGCCAGTGATAGCGATAATTCGCGCATGTCCTGGCGAAATCGCTGGGATTGGCGCTCTCAGTGCTCTTGATGTCGATCAGGATGCGGTGATCTCGGCGCATGGCATCAACTCTGCCACGACAGGCGAGGCCGGTGACTGGGTCGGTCCAATAGACCGAATTTTCCACCTCAAGATTTTTGCTGAACAACTCCGCAATCAGCGGGGTTTTCAGCACCTGATCGGCAAACCGTTTGGCATTGTCGTAGTCGGCCCGCTTGACCAACTCGCGTCCGAGCGCTGCCGCCTCAGCATCCTTGTAGGCGGATGAACGAGGGTCAAAGCGCTCCAAATTCACAACGCAATAACGCTTGTCCAGATCGTTGGGTTCGAGCAGCGCGCAGTGCAACAATGAGCCCAGCCTGAGCGCGCGCGTCTCATCGCGCTTGCCGTATCGGTAGCGCGCCGGGCCACCGGGTTCAGCGAACATTTTCAGACCGGAAATCGAGATTTCAGGGCCGCCATGATATTTTTCTTCGGGAATTCCGCTGTAAATTCCCGGTGTACGCTGGGGTTGAATTTCGTGAAAATGCATACGGTTGCTCCTACCGGCCAACGGTGGCCGATAGGAGGACAATAGGAAATCAGATTTTGAATTGCAATCCTAATTTCCTAGATCGCATAAATAGGATTAGGCCAATTTCACCGATGCCACCTTTAGGATTTTCATCGTTGTGCGTGATGCGGTAATCCGCCGGTCGGGCTGGAGTTCAATTTCCACCGCATCCCCCATTGATGAAATCATCTCGCCGATTCCGTGGATTTTTGCACCATCCAGCACGACAACCATATCTCCAGGGCGTGCGGGAGGTCGCGTGCCGACATAGAGCAGATCACCGCACCGGAGCCTGGGATGCTGAGACTGCGTCACCCACAAAGCAAAAGCAGAAGCTGATAATTTGGTGCAATCAGGTCGATCTATGTATTCTTTGGTCTGCGTCAAATCTATATCGCTATCATCTGAGAAAACGGGAATGCTAGTTTCCAATGTTGACGTTAAATCGCTCTGCGTTTGCTGTGATCTGCGATTATAAGCACGATGCGTCGATGATACGAGCCCCCTATTAATTTCCAATGATTTATCAGAGTTGGCTTGCACAAGATCTTTGGGTAAATCCAACATTTTTGCAATGTTTTCAAGGTCGTTTGGCGCGAGTTTGCGCGGAGAGCCACGAAACAAAAATTGCTGCACATATGATTCATTTCGACCAATGGCATCACTCATATTTTTGAACGTGAATCCTTTATTTCGCGCTTCTGCGATGATCATTTTCCGTATTGGATCAGTGACAAATATCTCCACGTTAGCCTTGCTAGTTTTTGCCATACAACCTTACTCCCGTTGAACTATGGGGAAGTTTATATATTACATTATAGTCGAAAGCTACATTGTTGTTTTCGGAAGAAATTAGGAAATGTATTGATCTAGGATAATGCATAAGATAGGAAAGTAGGATGAATGAATTCCGCTCCATCCTCGAATCCTTCCTTTCGCGCCATTGGGCGGTCACACCCAGCGCATGCGGCTACCTCTCTGTCGGCGATCCGTCGTTGGTGAAGGATGTTCGAGGCGGTCGCACCCTTCGAGCGTCCACGCTGGCCGATGTGATGGGGTGGATGGAGCGCTACGAACGCGCGAGCGAAGAACAGCGCCAGATCATGCTCAAGGTGCCCCCTGCCCCACGCGCTCGGCGGCAATTGGCACAAACCCGCGCCCAGCGTGAGAAAAAGCTGATGGCTCAGGCTGAGCGTGCGCAGAGTCTGGCTGACCGAACGCATGAGGCTTTGCGGCGCCTGCAGAGTGCGGAGATCTCCGCATGATCGGCGTCAATGCACCCGAGGTGATCGAATTTCAGATCCCGCTCATCACCAAGACGCTCAACCAGACCCGGCGGATGCATTTTCAGGACATCCACCGCTACCAGCTGCGGCTGATGGGCGAAATCAAGTTGGTCGCGTTGCGCCAGATTCCGGCCAAACCCTGGGAGCGTGCGCGGGTGACGATCTGGCGGCATTCATGCGGCACTCCAGACAAGGATGGTTTGATCGGCGGCATGAAGGAGCTGATTGATTGCCTTATCTGGTGCGGCGAGCCGATCAAGGTGGCCAGCAAGGCGTCTCACGGTAAGGTCCGGTGGCGCTTTCCGCATCCGTGCGGCCTGGGCTTCATCCTTGATGATAACCCGGCTTGCATTGATCTCGACGTTCAGAGCGTCAAAGCGACAACCCGATCTGAGCAGAAGACCGTCGTGCGCATTGAGCGGCTGAGCCAGCCGTGAGCGTGGCATGGATTGGCTCAAAGGCCTTTCGGCATGCGGCGCTTTGCGTGCCCTGCCCTGGCTGCAACGCGGCTGTTGGTGACGAATGCGTGCCCGGCTGGCATCCAGGCGGCACCAGTGGTGATCGAGCAGAGCGGGCTGCTGCACTCGGCTTTGTGACTGTGCCAGAGCCCAACGATCTTTTTTCGCGCGTGTGCGCATGAGCGTGCAAGTCATCACCGGCGATTGCCGTGCGATCCTGGCCACGCTGCCGGATGAGAGCGTGCATTGCTGTGTCACCTCACCCCCCTACTTCGGGCTGCGAGATTACGGTGTTGCTGGTCAGATTGGCCTCGAAGCATCGTTGGATGATTATATCGCCGAAATGGTGGCTGTGTTCCGCGAGGTGCGGCGCGTGATGCGTTCGGATGGGACACTGTGGCTGAATTTGGGAGATTCATACGCCGCGAATCGCACCTATCAGGTTGCAGATACTAAGCATCGCGACGTTGGGAATTCTGTTGGCATGACCGTGCCCACGGGGTTGAAGCCCAAAGACCTAATGATGGTTCCTGCCCGTGCGGCACTAGCACTGCAAGCTGACGGTTGGTGGCTGCGAAAGGATATCATCTGGCACAAACCCAACCCGATGCCAGAAAGTTGCCAGGATCGGCCAACAAGCAGCCATGAGCATGTTTTTTTGCTCGCCAAATCTGCGACCTATTTTTACGACGCTGATTCGATTCGTGAGGCTGAAAGCGTTCCAGGCTGGGATGATGGCTCGCGCACGTTTGGCGGCGTCAATGCACATGGTAAGAATGCCCAACAACAACGCACGACTGGCCGGGTAGGAACCCAATCAAAATCTATTGGGCGCAACAAACGGGATGTGTGGACGATATCAACTACACCTTTTCCTGATGCCCATTTTGCGACGTTTCCTCCTGCGTTAGTTGAGCCCTGCATCAAGGCTGGTTGTCCGGTTGGTGGCACCGTTCTTGATCCGTTTGGCGGTGCTGGCACTACGGGGCTTGTGGCAGATCGGCTCCTGCGCAACGCAGTGCTGATTGAGCTTAATCCAGCCTATGCAGAGATGGCCAAAAATCGAATTACGGCTGATGCGCCGCTGTTCGGGAGCCTCGCATGAGCGACGGCTTGCTGCTCTCCAAAACCCGCTCACGGCGCCAGGACAAGAAGCCGGGCCGCATTCGGTCGGAACAGCATTTGCGCTGGGTGGCCTCCCTGCCCTGCGCCATCGCCGGATGCCCAAACCGTGATGCCCAAGCTCACCACCTGACATGCGGCCCTGAGCCCAAGGCGCGCGGCCTGAAAGCCTCTGACTGCTGGGTGCTGCCGCTGTGCGTCATCCATCACTCTGCCCTCCACATGCGCGGTGATGAACGCGCGTGGTGGGCGTCCCAAAACTTTGAGCCCCTGCCCTGCTGCGCACTATTATGGGCGCTCAGCGTGGCCGCCGGGCGTTGGAAAGGATTCCAATGAGCACGACGCTATTTTCATCAGCGCTAGAGGTTAGGATAGATATTCCTGACTTTACGTTTGCGGTGTCAAATTTATCGCTTGAAGAAAAAGGCGCGTATATCTGCCTTCTATTAGCTGGGAATCAACGTCGCGGGATGCCTGATGATGATGCCGTTCTTGGAAAATGTTGTGGTATTACATCAGACGCATTTCGCATTCTGTTTCGGGCAAAACTTGAAACTTTGTTCTATATTGCTGATAGTTTGTGGTTTGCCCGAAATTTAGTGCAGATACCTGATGATCCACCCGAGATGCAATATCATCGCCCTGCTCCTCCTTCTAATTGGGACAACCTGCGGACATTCGTTTTTCGAAGGGATGGATATGCATGCGTTTATTGTGGCGACCGAAATTCGCCGCTGGAGTGCGATCACATAGTCCCGCTGCAGCGGGGCGGGTCTTACCGTCTATCTAACCTCGCGACGGCCTGTGTGACGTGCAACCGGGCCAAAGGTGCCCGACTATTGCCTGATTGGAAACGGTCATGAGCTATCAGTGGATGCCACTCTACGTGGGTGACTACCTCTCTGACACACGCCACCTCGATTATCGGGGGCACGGAGCATACCTGCTTTTGCTTATGTCGTGCTGGCGTTCTGGGACATTGCCCGATGATGATGTGATGCTCGCGCGATTGGCATCATGTCCTCTTGAAATTTGGCGACGCGATATTCGCAAGCAAGTGATGCCATTTTTCACGCTATTGGCAGATGGACGGTGGCACCAAAAGCGCATGGATGCAGAGATTGCCCATCGTAATGAGGTCAGTGAGAAACGCGCTGCGGCGGCTGAAATTGCCCGTGCTGCACGGTCTGCAAAGGCTATGGCGTCTCCCTGCAAACAGCCCCAGACGAACGCAATTTCGTCCACAGAGACGAAACCTGCTAAGACATTGAAAAAACACGATACCCATTCAGCAAATCAAAGAGATGTCGATCTGTTGATAGGGGGAGAACCAGAACCAGAACCAGATAAGAAAAACATAAGGGAGCCTTCGGCTCTCGTGTCACCTAGCGGTGACGGGTGCCTTGATCTGCTACCAACGGCCTCAATCACGAGGTTGAAAGTGAACGATGACTGTCAGGAGGCGGTATCCTGCTGGAATGCTATGGCGGTATCCTGCGGACTACCCCAGGTAGCAAAACTCTCTGATAGTCGCAGGCGCCTTCTGCTGGCCCGTTTGCGTGACTGCGGCGGCATGGATGGCTGGAAATCTGCGATGGACCAAATTCGGGCTAGCGATTTCCTTCGCGGCATCACAAGCCGTGATGGTTGGACTGCCGATTTTGATTTCATCACCCGACAATCAATTTTTACCAAATTGATGGAGGGGAGTTACCGGCCAACGCGCGGCAATAACCGCCTCGCTAAAAGCAATGCTGAACTTTTGGCCGAAATGTCAGGGGGATTCCCAAATGTTCCTGACGATCCGTTCACGTTTGATGGGGAGTACGCCTCGCTATGACAAATCAGCCATTGGCCACGATTGGCCATGCCGCCGCTCCGCACCCGGCGGGCCAATTCAGCAAGTTACCACCGCTGGTAAGCATGCCTCCGGCCCCTGCCCTGCCCGGCATTCTCGACTGGGCACTCGACCACTACGCGACCAAGGGCGATGTGGCGTTTGAAGGGTTGGGCCGCGAGGCGCGGCAAGAGGCTGAGGCTTTGTGCCGCCAGATGGCGGCGTTGTGCGCGCCACCCTTACGCGATCAGATCGCAGCCTGGGTGCTGCGTGTGGCGCAAAGCTGTGCGAAGGTTCCCACGCCATACGACGTTGCCATGCGGGTACAGACGGTTCTCGAGACATCGGGTGATCTGTGCGCCGGCGTGTGGACCAAGGAAACCCGTGCTGCGTTTTCCCGCACCCATTCGTGGTTCCCCGGCGATGCTGAAATCGACACGTTTTTGCGCCCTCAAGCGGAGGCCCTGCAGCGTCAATACCGAGGGCTCCAGGCGGCGGCGAAAGAGCCTGTCCGGACCAAAGCTCCGGCACCGCCATCTGAGGAGGATTTGCGCCTGGTCGAAGCCGAGCGTGCGCGTGTCGGCGAACAGCTCGCCGAACTGGCAAAGGGCTTCCCATCACCGAACGGCGCCCCTGCCCGGCCTGTGCCAGCCGCTCGGCCATCGCGTGAGCAACTTATGGAGGCATACCGGCAAGCGGGCGACGGTCCTGCCGTGCAAGCGCGGTTGCGGGGTGGCGCGCAATCTGCCGAGGAGCGCAGCGAGGTAGGTGAGCAGAGTGCAAGCATACTCCCTTCCACGCCCGCTACCTCGACAGATACCGGCCAGCGGCGCGAGGTAGCTAGCACGCTAGCGGGCGAGTCGGATAGCGTGGCCGCGTGGTCGGACACGCGCGCTGGTGCTGCCGCGCACGTTGCGTCCCGCTCTCCGTAGAGCGCCTTCTACCTCTCGCGAACGATGCCCAACTCAACCGAAAGTCTGCATTATGCCCGGCGTCAACAAAGTTATCATCCTGGGACGCCTTGGCCGCGATCCCGAATCCCGCACCATGCAAAACGGCAATGTCGTGGTCACGTTCTCAATGGCCACATCGGAAACATGGAATGACAAAAGCTCCGGCGAGCGCAAAGAGCGCACTCAATGGCACCGGGTTGTGATCTTCAACGAGCCGCTTGGCAAAATCGCTGAGCAGTATCTGCGCAAAGGCTCCGAGGCTTACGTCGAGGGGGCTTTGGAGACGCGGAAATATACCGATAAGGAAGGCGGCGAGCGCGAGGCCACGGAAATCGTGCTGCGCCCGTTTCGGGGCCAGCTCACGCTGGTGGGCGGTCGCAATGATGGCGAGCAAGCCCAGCGCTCGGCACCGGCTGTGGGCCGGTCTGCGCCGCGCAGTGGGGCGGCTGCTGGCGCTCCAAGCGGGGGAGGGGACTGGGGCGCTGGGATGGATGACGATATCCCGTTTTGACGGGCCTGCATGCGGCTCTAATGTCGTGACATGACGCTGCCAGAGTAACGCACTGGCAGTAACATGGTTCGAATGTCTCGTATCACTCCGCTCAACCCGCCAATCACAATGTCCAGCGAGCGCCTGACAACTGCCGACGTTGCGGCCATGACGGGACTCTCCCCGCGCACCATCCAGCGCATGCGTAAAGATGGATCAGGCCCGGCGTGGCACCGCATGGGGAGTCGGCGGGCATATTACGCTCGCGAGGATGTCCTATCCTATATCGCCAGCCGTCGCAGCCCGACAGAGACTGAGGCAGGCACGACACTAAATCCCTCATAAAACACGATAATTCAAGATATTTCTATATCTGGATAGGAATTTAATAGAAAACGATATTGACGGAGTAGGAATTTTGCATCCTATTAGGAAAAACCGAAAGGACGCAAAATGGCCAAAGACTCTTTCCTCGCGATGCGGTCTCTCACGGCAACGCGGCACATTGAGGCCGCGCTGGCGCGCTGCGCCGATCCCTACATCAAGGACTGCCTCACGGCTGCGCTGGCGCATCAATCGGCCATCACCAGTGAGTTGCACCGCCGCGTGAGTGAGAGCGCTGTTGAGGTGCTGTTGTCCAATCGCACGGCCCCGCTCGGCAATGGTGTGCAGGGCTGGGTGCTCGCAACCTCCTGCCGATCAGAATTTATCGACGCTGCCACGCGCGGCGGCTCGGTATCTAACCCGCGCGCTAACTAGCGCGGTTGGTGGCTCGCCACCGCTCTCCCGTCCAACCCTTTAGGAGTCTAACCCTTGGCTGAACCCAATCCCACCTCCATGAGCGAGGTTACTGTTGAGCCGGATCGCGAGGAAAACCGCACGTTTTCTATCCTCGTCCAGCGCCTGGAAGGCGGCAATCTGCATTCGGATTTGACGCAGGCCATGCAGGATGTTGTGGCCGCCCTGCAAGACTCGGAGCGCGAGGTTGGCGGTAAGCCCACCGGCTCCATCACGCTCGCCCTCAAATTCAGGCTAGATGGCGGTATTGTCGAAGTCCGTGGTGAGGTCAAATCCACCATGCCCAAGGTGGAGCGCGAAAAGACCGTGTTCTGGGCCACGCCAAACAACAACCTGACCAGCCGAAACCCCAAGCAGCACGATCTGCCATTCCGCGACATTCGCTCGCCCGGCGGCGTCCCGCGCACTGCCTGATACCGCGCACGGGACCGCTTGATCTCCCGTGCGAGCTAGCTCCCTTCCACCCTATCTCGCGAGAGTCCACATGGCAGACCATAATCCCGCTGACATCGTCAGTCTGGCCGAATATCTCAGCACCAATGCACCCGGCCATCATGTCCTGGCGCTGAACCACCCTGAAAACCCCAATGATATCATTGAGGTGTTGGTGCGCAGCAATGGTAAGGGGCAGGAGGTGCAATCCCTCAAGCCACTGCTCGACGAATACCGGACGCATCCGGTGCGGGTGAGGGGCTGTGCCAACATCACCGATTTGTCCAGTTTCATTGAGCACGTTCAGCGCTTCAAGGACGCCGATACCGTCATTTTTGCCGATACGACATTTGGCTCGGCCTCGATTTTGGCGGTCTACGATTACCACCAGCCGCGCTTTGTTGCTTGCGTGGAAGATCCGGAATTTCCAGCCGATGATCCAAAGGTTGGGGATAGCCTTATGTCTTTCCGCCGGGGTGAGGCGCGTTACATGGGGCACCGCGCGATCTATCGCTTTCCATTTTCGAAAGAGTGGAAAGCCTGGAACGCACAAAACGGCAAGCCGATGTCGCAAGGCGATTTTGCCGAATTCCTCGAAGACCGGATTTTGGACGTCATCAACCCGCCAACGCCCGATGAATTGAACGGGACCGTGCTGGGCCAAATCAGTGCCTCGCTTGGTGCCCATTATGCCGATGCGGCAAAGCTGATGGCCCTGAGCCGGGAGTTCGCCGTGCATTCGCGGGAGTCTGTGAAAAACGCACAGAACCTCTCCACGGGCGAGATGACGATTGAGTATCAGGCTGAGAATGTCGACAAGCAGGGGCTGCCGCTCAAAGTGCCGAATTTGTTCATGATCGGCATTCGCGTTTTCGAGCGTGGCGAGCCGTGGCGTATTCCGGTGCGCCTGCGCTTCCGCGTGTCTGGCGGCACTATCCGCTGGCACTACGAGATGTTCCGCACTGAGCAAGTGGGTGACGAGGCAATCAGTGAGGCATTGGCTCGTGTGCGCGAAAACACGGGTGTGCCATTGCTGATCGGCTCGCCCGAGGCTTAACCCGACCTAAACAACTAGGCAGCGCGCTTGCTGCCTAGCTTTCTTTTTACCGAGCTAGGACGCCATCATGAATCTGACAGACCAACCCGATACCGCGCTGCTGGTGCAGTGCATTGCCAAACTGCTTGTCGTCGCAACGGTTGGCGGTAATGTGCCGCAATCGTTCAAGGATGACACGATCGCTGAGGCACGGCGGCTGGTCGCCAATTTTGCGCCTGTCGGTGCCCCGGCCGCCCAGCCTGTGGCTAACAGCGTCAAATTCGGCCGCGCTGAAAATCTGGTCGGGGGGCAATAGCAATGGCTATGGACGATATGAGTGGTCATTTGCAGATGCTGGTGCCCGAACAGTCTGAGCCCGTTGTGAGTGTGTCGGATCAGTGCGCCCGCCTGCTCAAATTTTGTCATGAAACCAATCTGACCCTACTGGATCTTTCGATCCTGTCGGCGGTTTGCAGCGCTGGTGCCATGAAGACGCAGAATGTGGTAGGGCATGAACTGGGTGCAAAGGGTGCCTCCCTTACGCAACCTGTCGACCGAATGGATGCTGCAGGCCTCCTCACTCGCGCCCGCGAGTCCGAGGATCGCCGTATTGTCACCCTCCGTGCAACGCCGCTCGGCCTGCAGACCTATCACAAATTGATCCAGACCCTGCGGCCCGGCGATGCCCGCTTCGCCTGAATATACCACCGCTTTTAGCGCGGTTCTCAAGGGCGCAAAGATCGACATTGATCTCGTCCGGCGGAACCGCGCTTCTGCGCAACATGCCGCCGGCAGTGTGACGGGCAGGGCATGGCCAGCGCTGGCAGGGCAGGGGTGGGAGGTAATCGAGGTGGCGGTGGTGCCGCTTTGGTATCTGCAACAGCTGCTCGCCACATCGCCGGCACCGGTGCAGCCGGCGGCGCCACCAAAGTCCAAGGCGGATCAACCTCGGCGCTCACAGCCTGAGCGGATGACGGTCGCCCAATATCACAAATTTTTGCGATGCGGAGATGCTTCATGAACCACCAGATCGGCCGGGAGATCCGCGATATTCCACGCTTGCGCCGCGGCTGGTGGCGTTTCTGCTGGTGGTTGCCGATCCTGTTGGTGCTCGCGTATGTCAGCCGGTAGCGCATGGCCGTTCGGTGATCTGATGCCGATGCACTACGGGGTGATCCTGGCGGACCCGCCCTGGTATTTTCGAAATTACAGCGCGGCCGGTGAGGTGAAGAACCCAGCCGCGCATTATGATTGCATGGACCTGCCCGCCATCAAGGCGCTGCCCGTTGGCCACCTTGCAGCACCAGATTGTGCGCTGGTGATGTGGGATACGGCACCGATGCTGCCTCATGCGCTCGAGACGATGGCGGCGTGGGGCTTCACATTCAAGTCTGCCGGGGCCTGGGCCAAGCAATCCAGCACGGGCGAGAAATGGGCATTCGGCACTGGCTACTGCTTTCGCTCGGCCGCTGAATTCTTTCTGCTGGGTACCATTGGCAAGCCGCGCCAGATGGTGCGTGACGTGCGCAACCTGATCGTAGCACCGGTGCGGGAGCATTCGCGCAAGCCGGAGGCGATGCGCTCGGCCTGTGAGCGGTTATGGCCAGGACCGCGGCTTGAACTGTTTGCCCGCCAATCTGCGCCGGGCTGGTCGGCCTGGGGCAACGAAACGGAGAAATTTGATGTTTAAGGCGTTTGATGTTTCGAAAGTGATTTGCGCGCGATGTGGAAAGCTAGTTGAGCGTATCACTCACCTCTATCCCTGTGTCGGATTGACGCTGAACTTAAAAGTCGAGTGCCACGGTGAAATCGAAATAGCGACTATTACGGCGCATCAGTTTTTGGAAGGCCGCGTCACTATCGGTCGGGCATTCGAGTCGCCCGGTTTGTCGATGGAGTCGGGTCGTCTAGGCGGTCTCAGTGATGCATAATGGGTGTGGACTTTACCGGCCCCCACTTTGCCGCTCGGACGGGTGTTGAAATCGCCAATGTTTCAAAAACAGCATCTTATCCCGTGGACTTCACCGGCCCGTGTGTGGACTCTACCGGCCAAATCGGGGTTATCCCGTGGACTCTAGCGGCACATACTAATAGAAGAATCTAATATCCTTCCAATAGGTTAGAGCCGGTAAAGTCCACATTGGATCAAGCGCGCTGCATCGCCGGCCGAAAATCGGCGCCAGCGGCCAGGGCCGGTAAAGTCCACGTTGCAACGCCGGAAAATCTGCGCATAGGGTTGGATATGGGAACACTCCACCACCTCATTGAGCGTCATGGCGTTGTTACCGCTCGTGCCATGCAGGACACGGCGGCTGACAAGCTGGCCGTCAATGCGGCGGCTGCGGTGATGAGTGAGGAGGAGATGCGCCTTGGCATCACCCATGCCGGGTTTGCCATGAGCAATTTGCCGCATAAGGCCATCAGCGAGCCCGTGTGGCGGCGCAAGGGGCTTTCCACCACGCTGCTGATCGAGAGCGGTCGTTCTGAGAGCGGAGATCTGATCGGCGTGCCTTACGGTACGCTGGCCCGGCTTATCCTGCTCTACCTCCAAACGCAGGCGATCCGCACCAGTTCGCCGGAAGTCGAGCTCGGCGCGTCCATGCGCGCCTGGATGGATCGGATGGGCATCGGCATTGGTGGACGAACCTATAAGCTCGTCACCGAGCAGGCCTGGCGGATTTCCTCATGCCGCCTGACGTTTTTCACCGATGCTGGAGACGCGCAAATCCGTGAAAACGGCGCATTTGTGCGTGGTGCGATTTCCCTCACGGGCATAGGCGACACACGCCAGCCCAGTCTGTGGCAAGATCGCGTTCGGCTCGACGACGCATTCTGGCGGTCGCTGCAAGAGCATCCTGTTCCGATCCGCGAAGAGGCAATCCGCGCCATCGGCAACCGCTCGGTGGCAATCGACGTCTATATCTGGCTGGCCTATCGCCTGCATTCGCTTGGCCGCCCGACGCCTATCACCTGGCGCGCTTTGCAAACCCAGTTTGGCGGCTCGGTCAAAAAGATCAGCCACTTCAAGCCGGTCTTCATTGAGGCGCTGAAAATCGCCCTCGCGGTCTATCCGGAGGCAAGTGTGGACTTTACTGACACGGGCATCATGCTGTTGCCATCGCCGCCGGCGGTGCCCAAGGCCGAAGCCAAGCGTCTCGGCCTCGGCTGACAAGGCCGGCAAAGTCCACACGATCTGAAATTCCGGTCATCGTGTCGCCTATGGCGTGTCGTGACGTGAGCCTTTCCCTGTCAACTCAGGGTGAGGCTTATGCAAATCGACTTTTCTGGCGCCGCAACACCGCTGGTGCCATCCGACTATACTGCTGCTGCCCAAGCGCTGGGTTGTGATGAAGCGGCAATCCATGCCGTGCGCATCGTCGAGGTCGGCACCACCAGCGGTTTTTTGAGCGACGGTTCCGGTCGCCCGCGCATCCTGTTTGAAGCGCTGCATTTCGGGAATGAGACGCAGCACCAATACGATCGCGCCTATCCCAACATCAGCGTCTCGTCGCCTGACTGGTCGCTGTATCGCGATGGTGCGGCGGAATATCTGCGGCTCGACCAGGCGGTAGCACTGGATTTCGACGCGGCGCTGCGTTCGACGAGCTGGGGTTTATTCCAAATTCTTGGCGAGAATTGCCACGATTGCGGGTTTGGCGATGCCAAGGATTATGTGGCCGCGATTTGCGAGAGCGAGCGCGCCCAGCTGGATGCCTTCGTCGCGTTCGTCAAGGCAAACCGGATGGATGGTGCGCTGGCTGAGCGTGATTGGACCACGTTCGCACTGCGCTATAACGGCCCGCTCGAGGCCCGCAACAACTACGCAAGCCGTCTGCAACAGGCCTACACAGACTATGCCACCTGGGGCGATGCGCCGCCGCCACCGCTGCGCCAGGGCTCGACTGGTGACATGGTGCGCAAGCTGCAAGACGCACTCGACGGGCACGGCAATGATTTGCAGGTCGATGGGCAGTTCGGCCGCGCCACCTATCTCGCGGTGATGCGCTTCCAGCAACTGTGCAATCTCACGGTCGACGGGATTGCCGGTCCTAGCACGCTTGCCCTGCTGGGGGTCCATCCATGAGCGATACAGCCGCATCGGATGCCACGCCGCCCAAGGCTGGCTTCAAGGGTTCCGTGCTGCAGGTTTTCACGGGCGCCGATAACCAAACGCTCGATCTCGGCCGCATCCTCTGGTTCAAAATGAGCCTCGCCTATATCGGCCTTACAGCGTTTCACATCATTGCCCATCATGCAGCATTCGACCCGGTTGCGTTTGGTTCGGGTGCTGCTGCAGTGCTTGCCGGCGGCGGTGCCGGTGTTGCCATCAAGGCCAATACGGAGCCACCACGCCGATGACTGATCTTGTGCTCGGCCTGCTTGGGCCGATGGCTGACTTCTTTGCTGATCTGATCTCATGGGCAATTTTCCTTGCGGGCGCTGCAATGCTGATCGCCAGCTACACCGCGCCGATGATCAGCGTCCTTGCCGGGCCGCTCGGCGCGCTCCTCTCCGGCCCGGTCGGCGCATTCGTCCGCGTGGTGGGTGTTGTGCTGCTCGTGGTGGGTGGCGCACGCATCTATGCCGGGCATGAGGTCAATCTGGCCCTGGCCACGGCTCAGATGGCAGCCAACAAGGCGGTGGAAGATGCGGCGAAGCTGGCTACGGCTGAGGTGGCGGCCGCAAAGGACCGTGAAGCCGCTGCAGCACTCAAACAAATCCAGGCCGCTCATGCGCAAGAGGTCGCACTGCTGCAAAAAACTGCTCAATTCAAACAGGAAAGGATTTCTCATGTTCCCGTCAATCCTGCGTGTGCCGTGCTTCCTGCTGCTGGCGCTGCTCTTGGTGAGTTGCGCGCCCGCCGTCTCGGTGCCAACGCCAGTGCTGGTCTACCGTGATATCCCGGCTGAACTGACCGCTGCTTGTGCCCGCCCGGCTTTGCCTGATCAGGCCTCAGACCAGCAAATTGCGGGGTTTTTGCTGGATCAGGACGATACCATCACATGCGATGAGACGCGCCTAGACGCCATCCGCAAACTGCAAGCCACGAAATAGGGGTCTCTGACATGCGACACACCACAATCACTTGTGGTGTGTCGCATTTGTCGTCTTGCGGCGCGTATGCCCGTGCGTTTATCCTGCCGGAAAGGAACATCGGCGGATTTCCTATGCAAAGCATGCAATATCCTAATCCTATCGAGATGATGCGCTGTGAGCGCCGCGCTATGACCCTGTCTAAGCCAGGTTGTGCGCGGCTGTGGGAGTCTGCGAATGGCGCAAAGGCTCCCGAACCCTGGGAAGCGCGTTCCGCATGTCGCGGGTGCGCGGTCGGCGCGACCTCAGCTGGTCGCACCATCCGCGCGGTCGACACGGCGGCGGATGTTTGGAGCGTTATTTGCTGCCGCTGCCTGCAACCGGCCTCGCGGCTGATAAGCGCGACGTTCTGCGTCTCCTGCTATAATCGCCAGCGTGAGGCGATCGTCGGTCGCAATGCCAAGGGCACGCGCCCGGCTCTCTCGGATCGGCTATTTTGCGCGCGCTTTGCTGTCGGGCAAGGGAAGGGCGTGCGTGTTGTTGTCCGCCCGCATGTCACCACGGCTGCCGAGGCGATGATCCAGACGGCGAAAACCAACAGCGCGCGCGGTGCGCTCGCATTTGGCCGCTGCCGGGTGCAATGGGGCGATGCGGTCGGGCAGATGGAACTGGGCGTTGCCACGCCGCCGCGCCGCCTCACACACCGCTCAACTCCGTGCCAACCCCGCCGCCGCGTCGATTTCAGCCCAGCCGGGCAGGGGGTTCTATTCGCGTGGTGGCATTCTGGCGCTGAGATGCGGATCGCCGCATGAAGTCCATGCAGCAATGGACCTTCGCGCCGCATGTGTGTCGACACTGCCTCGGCCGCATCGTGAAAGGTGACAAGTCGTGGGTATGCTCGACCTGCGGCGTGGCCACGGATCGCGCTGTTGATGACATCTGTGGCTGCGGCATTCGCCCAACCGCCAAGCAGCGCATCGCCGGCGATCTGCGCACGTTCCGCTGTGCTCCCAACCCAAAGCAAGGGCCGAATTCTCCTTCACAATTCGCAATCATGTTTGGCGATGAGGTCGCCGAGCCGCCGGGTGACGCACAATGAGCGGTGTGCTGATCGGCGAGATGATGGATGAGGCCTTCGCTTTCCCAGAGGATGGTGAAGCTGATCCACGGACAATCGCCGGGCGGCTGGTGAAAGAACTGCCGCGGTTTGAGCCGCTTCGGCATGGCGATGCCACGATCCTGTTCGTTATGCGCCGCGATCAGAAGTTGAAGGCCCAGAAAATCATCCTCGGGACGATGAGCCTGCCGAAATTCCAAGGCACACTCGGCCCATTCGCGGAATGGTTGCTGATCAAAGCCTGCGGCGGCGAACTGCCTGACTTCATCATGGTTCTCGACGCCACATTCTGGCAGCAGGCCTCCATGATCCAGCGGGAGGCGCTGGTCTACCACGAGCTCTGCCACGCCGCGCACAAGGTCGATAAGGACGGTGAGCCGGTATTCGACGACGAGGGTAATCCAGTCTGGGATATCGTTGGCCACGATATTGAGGAATTCAACGAGGTGGTCGAGCGTTATGGCGCTTGGCTGCCCGATATCGCGGGCTTCATTGCTGCCGCCCGCCGGGGTGGTGCGGCATGAGTCTCATTGCCGATATGCCGGGGCGAAAATTCGGCAAGTGGCTGGTGATTGAGCGTGCGCCACCACCCGCTAAGCCTGCCCGTCAATATGCGATGTGGCTTTGTGAGTGCGAATGCGGCCATCGCGCCGTGGTCCGTGGGTGTGACATGCGTGACGGGAATTCTCTGGGTTGCACCCATTGCCTTCCCAAAATGGTGCGCCAAGCAGTGATCGCCTCGCGTGCGGCGCGTAAGGCCCGCAGGCAGATGCTGTGCTCGTCGGCGGCGTCTCAATGAGCCCTGATCAGAAGGCCCTGGAGATCGAAGCGGCATGGCGTATTCACACCGGCGAAGACCAGCCTGATCTGGGTGGTGGAATTCCCCAGCGTTTCCGCGCTCGCGTCCGCTATGCCTTGTCTGAGGCTCAAAATCATCGGTGCTGCTACTGCGGCAAGCGCTTCGGAAGGTCGGCCAGCTCCATCGCCACGCTCGAGCATATCCTGCCGCAATCGCTGGGTGGTGAATGGGAAATCGACAATCTCGCGGTGGCGTGTGGCCGCTGCAACTCGACGCGGGGCTCTGAGATTTGGCCGGTGCATCTGGATGCGCTCGTGGCCATCGGGCGGCTTTCTCATTCTGAAAGTGAGAAACTGAGAATTCTCATTCGTGATGTGAGAATGCGTGAGAATCCCATCTCGTCGGGAATGGAGTGATACGATGTCGCAAGAGTCATCTGGCTCTGACCATTTGGAGCCTCGCACACGGGCGTTCATCGCTGAGGTGATGCGTGGGTATGCCCGGCTTCTGCCGCGCATGGGCTGGCTTATCAGCATGCCGGTGCAGTTTCCTACAGGGGAATGGTTTTGCGTAGCCCGTTTGGAGACTGGCAATCAGGCGCTCGAGGTTGACCAGACGGTGTTGTATCACGCGCTTGAGGATTGTCCCTTGCTTGCGCGTCACGCGATTGATCAGTACATCCAGCAAGATGCCCATTGCCGCACTGTGCTGGATTAATCATGAGCGGTGATCGCAAGGCGCTGCGCGCTGAGGTCGAGGCGGCTGTTCTGGCGGCCGTGTCTGCACTGGGTCCGGATGGCCTGGACAAGTCGGCAATCATCAAGCGGTTTGAGGGCAGGGCGCCCGTGGCCACGCTCTACCGCATGATCGACAAGCCGCTGAAATCTGGCCTTGCCTCGGCTGTCATCACTGAGGTGGTAGCGAAGGCGTCGGATGCGCGCGGCGATGATCCTGCGGCATCTGTGGCCAGCGACATCGGCCGGCGGCTGCCCAAGATTGTGCGCCCGGAGGATATCACCGGGCCGCGTGGTGGGACTGACCTTGTGGTGCATCTGCGCCAGTGCATCGACATCGCCGAACAGGTGATCGCGCACGCGCGCAAGGAAGATGGCACGGTGAAGAACGCCAAGCTGCTCGTCACCGGCGGCGAGAGCCTGCGTCGGTGCATGGAGACTGCCATCAAGCTGCAATCGGCCATCCGTGACATCCAGCAGGTCGACACGCTGCATGCGGCGATCATCGACGAGATTGCCAAGGAGAGCCCTGAGTGTGCCGAGCGCATCCACATGCGCATGAACGCCATAATGGCATCTTTCAACTTTGGCTGATCGCGCGCGCTACGCCGTGGAAAACCTGCAGCGCCAAGTGGCGATGGCTTCGGCGCGGGCTGGCTACAAGCACACGGGCTCGATCAAGGCGGAAACCTCGTTCTTGCAATGGTGTGAGGAGCTGGCTGCCGCTGGCCTCAAGGTCGACCGCAAGCCGTGGTCTCTGAAAGACCGGCCCGCGCTGATCCCGCTTTATGAGGCGATCCCCACCACGCGGGAGGAAGCGCAGGATTGGGCGCTGGTGGTGCAGAAGGCAACGCAACTGGGCCTGACTGTGTGGGAGGTGCTGGCTGACCTTTACATGGCCAAGAAGTGGGGGCCGGTGAACATCGGCATGTTCCTGCCCGATCAGGCCACGGCGGGGTTCAAATCCGAGCATCGGTTTATGCCCATCCTGCGCAGCTCGCCGCCGCTCTACCGCGAGCTCACGCACCGCACTGACGTGGGCGGCGATACCATCAAGATAGGCGAGGGCAACGTGCTGACCCGCCAATTCGCCGAAAGCCTGCTCATGTTCTTGTGGACGTCGGGCCGGGTATCGACGGAATCGCGGCCTATGGACGTTGTCAGTCTCGACGAGGTGCAGGAAATGAGCCTCGCCCAGATCGACAAGGTGATGGCCCGCGTGGGCGACTCAACCATCCGGTTCAAGCTGCTGCTGAGCACAGCCAACATGCCCGAGCTGGATATCAACCATTGGTATCTGCTGGGCTCTCAAGAGGTCTGGCACACGGTCTGCGAGGCGTGTGGCGAGTATTCTGACCTATCTGACCCGGCGGGCATCTTTCCCGACAAGTCCATTGCCTACAACACCGGGCAGGTGCCGGTGCCGCCTGGTTGTGATGAAATGCCGCCGGCGGATGACTACGTGTGGACATGTCCGCATTGCTCGACATGGATCAGGGACGCGCAGCAGGGGCGCTATATCTCGCAGTCGCCCGGCAACCAATCGAAGATCCGTTCGTTCATGCTGCCTCGCACCATCAGCCCGCGCATCACCCCGCGCGCCATGTATGAGCAATGGGCACGATCTAAGACCGGCGATCAGAAGAAATCCTTCTACAATCGCGTCCTGGCCCGGCCATACATCGACGCCAATCAGCTGCCCGTCACGCTGCCCATGTGCCTTGCGGCTGCTGCTGAGGGTGTGCGGCGCGGCCTCGTGTGGGAGACGTCGGGGCGCGGCTATTACATGGGCATCGACCAGATGGGCGGCTTCAATGCCGTGATCATCAAGAAGCGGCTGCCCGATGGTCGGCAAGCCGTGGTGCATGTCGAGGCGGTTTTCAACGACAACCCGTTCGAGCGCTGCGCTGAGATGATGGATCAGTATGGCATCGAGGTCTGTGTGGTCGAGCAACTGCCGAACATCAACGATGCCCGCCGGTTCGTGAACCGCTTCCCGCGCCGGGCCTTTATGGTCCATCGGTATGCCGATACGGGCGACATGCTCGTGTGGGGCGACGTCATCACGAAAAGCGACAAGAAGACCAGCGAGGAGGACCGCTCGCGCTTTCAGGTGACGGTCCACCAGTATGCCGCCATGCAAACCGCGCTTTATCGCATCCGCGACGTGGGCTGTCTCTTTCCCGATCCCAATCTGCTTGAGCAGGACGTCATCGAGGACGGTATCACCAAGCGCATCCCGATCTGCCGCGACTGGGTGTTTGACCACTTCACCAAAACCGCTTTGGTGGTCGAGACGGACCCTGACACGCGCAAGATGCGCTCCAAGGTGCTCAAAGTCGGCCTGGACCCGCATTTCAGCTTCGCAAACATGCTCTGCGACGTGGCTTGGTCGCGCAGCCACGGCACGGGAATCATGATCTTGCCAAATCCGAAAGAAGAAGGCTCGGCGCGTGGCCAAGCTGATCGCGATCGCGCTGTTGAGCTCAAAATGCCCGGCTTGCCATCGGGCGTCGTGCAGATGATTGATGCTACCTCGCCCGGCTCATGCGGGCGATGCTCTGCGTTTAAGGATGGGTTCTGCGAAGAACGTGGCCTCAACGTCGGCGCGGCAGATGCCGGGTGCCCGCTATTTGAGGCGCGGCCTTATTAGGGCACGCGCACCCAATTCCATGTGTCGCAATGGCGTTGGTTGCGCACAAGGCATCGGATCTGGCCTTTTCCCTTGATGAGAAAGTAGTGATAGGCGCCATCGCACACAACGCCACGCCTGCCCACTTCGCCGCTCGCATGATCACCTCCACCGTGCCGAGTGGCAGATTGATTCAGCGGAGAGGCAAAATCAAGCTGGTATGGTTTTGCACTGCGGGCAGATCATCGCTCGCCTTCCCGCGCCGCCATAACCGCGTCGAAAACTCGCTCAAGCCGATAGGCCAATCGCCTTTCTTCCGACCAGTCACGGTATCGGGCGTTGTGTCGCAAGCGATAATCCGCAATCTGAAATGCTTGCTGCGCAACATCTGAAACCAACTCGGCTTTTGAGATCGTGACTTCCTCGGTCATTCCGCTTCACTCCGCAGCACAGCGCCTGTGCGCGTGATCCAGGCGCGGAAATCCACTGTTTGGCCGGTTCGGACATCGGATCGTCGGTTGTTGTGCCACTCAATGTGTGGATTTTGGACCCATGTGATTTTGCGTCCTATTAGCCCTTTCGTCGGCACCCACACCTGTCCGGCCTGCAACGTGATCTCGCTCATGTGGCCTCCGGTGCTTGTGCCAAAATTTCCGCGATGTGCTGGTCGAACGCCTCATGCGAATAACCGGGGATGAGGCGCATCATGTTGACGCGGAATGCGGCGAGGATTGTCTGGCGCTGCATTCGGAGGCACTCGATTTCACACGCCGCAATCTCGGCGTCCCGCTCGGCCAGGGTGGCGCGGAGGTGGGTGATTTCGTCATCCCGTTCACCAATCGCCGCCACCGGCACGATCTGCCAGCCGGATGCGGTGATGTGGGCGAGGAAGGCGGTGAGGGCGGCTTGGGAGCATTCGTCAGGGTTGTTTAATCGCGCGGAATCGCCAGGACATTCGCCTCGTGCGTCGGCAATTTCGTCAATCGCCCGCGCCATCGCCTCAACGGCGGATTGTGTTTGGTCGGTCATGGTGTTGGTTTCCAATGCGTTGCGGGGAAACGCAGATGCGTCGGTGTGTGTTTGCCCATCGCCATAGCGAGTAGGGCAGAAGGCCAATCCATTTCGCGACCATCAGCCGTTTTTGCGCGGATAATGGTGCCATCATGAGGCAAGCTGTTGATCGGCTGCCATTCGCCTCGCATTTCGCTGGCGCAGGTGTGCTCCGATAAGGAGAGAATGCGGTCAATCTCGCTCATGTCCGTTCCTTGTCGAATAAATCAAAATTGGAGAACAACAACTTTCCGCGCGCAGTAAGAGAACAAACGTCAGCGCCTCGGTCTAGCCGTATCCAAGGTGCAAAATGCTTTTGGCCTATAGGTGTAGTGAAATCACTACCCCCCGCTTATCCACCACTGTGACCAATTGGTATTTTCAGAGTGGTGCTCATATATTGAGTAAATAATTCCAAAATGGCGCGAGTCGCCACCGTCGGCAATAAATGCTGCTTTGCATTTTTCTTCATATTCGTGCTGCGTCATGTCCGTTCCTTTCGTGGGCAGTCGCAGCAACGCGTCTTATCAGTTGGGTAGCCAATGGGCGGACAATCCTCACATAACTTTCCCCCCTCCATCGTCGGCAGCGGGAGGGCGCGGATTTTATCTCGCGCAATTCGAGAACACAGACCGCCCAACATTCCGCAGCCCGTGGCTGTGCATCGTTGACCAGCATTCCAGTCCCGTGAGCAAGAGCACTCCATTGCGTCCGCAGCCGCCTCCCTCATCGCCTCGGCACCGGCTGCGAAGGCGGATGCTTCTCGTTTGATGATCTCGGCGGCATCAACGCTCGCCTGCCACGCTTTACCGCGTTCAAAGGCCGACTCATCGTTGGGTTCGTCGGCACGTAGCAGCGCCCGCAAACGGTCAATTTCGGCGAGCGTTGCCACAATATCTTTTTGGGCATCTCGAACGCAGAAAAGAACCTGTGCGGGGCTACCGGCGCAAACCACTTCTGGTTTCATGCCGCGCCATTGGTAAGGCAGGCGTTCAAGGTCTCGCATGAAGGAATGTGCATGTTCCTTTTCTTGGTTGCTGACCGCACTCCACCAGCAGACGAATCCTTCACCGCCGCATGTGCCGCATGTGTCGTCATCTGTTTTTCCCACCCCGTCGCATGCCATGCATTGTTGTGGCACGCCGACGCGGCCATAGGCGTCTTCTCGTTCAGTCTCTTGAGGTTCATCCGGCATTGGTCGGCTCCTTCTGGATGAGGGCGAGGATTTTCTGATTGATATATTCGGCCTGTTCCTCGCGTTCTTGGCATAGGCAGTCTTTGCCTTGGTTTTGGAGGCTGCACGAAACAGCGCCGTGCATGTCGCAGACTGATCGAATTGCAGAAACGGAGAGCAGCGCCCTGTTTGCCGCCTCCCGCAACGCCGCCTCGCGTGCTTGGGCTTCGATGGCCGGGTGCTCATACTCCATCATTTCGGCATGGTAAGTTCTGCCAAAAGTGCGGCGTTCTTCGGCAAAGGTTCCGGCCCCGCGTGATGCATCCACGGCTTTTCGATACGCCGCCTCGTGCGCGGCCTGTTTAGTCTGTGTATGCGACATAGCTAAACTTCCCATTGCCAAAGTGTCTGAACTGGCCACCAAAAGTCCCGCGCACTTTTTCTTCGACTTCTGCGCGCGTCATTTCGGGCGGATAAACACCCTCTTTAATCATCGAAAAATGCGTGTGTGACAGATTGCGATAGTCCAATTTACGCGGGTCAAGAGGGCGCGGCTTCCAGACCAGAATTGGCGCATCGCCCAAAATACCGTGTGTTCCCGGTCCATATGTGACGGCCATATCATTGATGGTTCCGCGATCATCTTTCCCGTGCCAATCGCACACTGGGCAGTAGTTGCGATCTTCTGTGCAACTCCCACATGGCGGGTTGATATGGCATGAACAGTTTTCAGATGCGGCAACGCAGATTATCCCAGTGCATCCATTACGCCAGCACTGCTCGCCTTCTTCACGGCCGAAATGTGGTTTGTGCGCGGCCTGCGAATTGTCGGTCATGTTAGCAACTCCGCCAATGTCACGTTTTCAACTCTGCTGACCGTTTGCGAATAGCCATGACCTTTGCATGATCTGCATGGTTTGAGCGGGCCAACAACCACACGTTCAAAAGCGAAATCTAACGACAGCGCCCCATAACTGCGCAGCCATTTTCGAGCGTGATCTTCATCCGTAAAGACATAGCCCCACAGCGTTCGGTCAGGGCATCGACGCATTCGGATCGTGGTTTTCTCGGCAGAGCCGGTCATGGCTGTTCTCCGATCTTCGCCAGCAGCGCGCGGGCTGTTTCCCACATGTCGCGATCCTTGCCGCTTGTGTCCGGCTCCCAGCGGTCAACCATTGCCCGCAGTGCCTCCACCAGCGCGTCATGGTGGTGGAGGCGAGGGTGATGAACGCCGCCTCGCCCTTTGTGTCGGCAGTTGCAACCCGATCACCGTCGCAATTCAGCACAAAATATTCCACAGCGCGCCAAGGCATCCGCAAATCCGCGCGCTCGCTCATCGTGCGGGTTCCTTTTGTGGTTCGATGATTTGCTCCGATACCCACGCGCGCATGCGGAGCCACCGCGCTTCTGGTGTTTCGCCCCAATCGCCTTCGTCATTTTCGAACTCGATTTCTTGAACAAGCTGGTGCGCAATGCCAAATTCTTGGGCGATGCGGTCGGAATCATGGATATCGATATTCGTCATATCGACGCCACGCTTCACGCCTACGCTGCCAATGGCACAGACATTGACGCTCGCCATTTCAGGCTGTGCAGAAGCAGGGGCAGGGGCAACAATAACCAAATCATTCGCGATCAGTTGCTTTACTGGCATCGCGTCCAGTGCATCAAGCATCTCGCGCAAAAATGCCTGACCACGCTTGCCACGGATTGCGCTGGCGACTTGGCCGCGCCACCGGATCAAATCCCATCCGCCGCAGTCTTCGCTGTATCCTGACCGGGTCATCGTGCCTGTTCCTTTGCTTTGAACTCATCGCACGCAGGGTCATCGTGACTCGGTGAATGGAAGTGCCAATTACAGAAATCAGGAACTTTAAGTCCTTGCAGGCGGTATCCTTTGCGGAAGTGTTGACAATTAGCACAGTGCTCGTGTCCGTCGCTCATTTCCCCGCCTCCCCGATAGGTGCTGCGGCAATAAGTTCGACCAGCTTATCCGCCATTTTTGTGTAGGCGGCATCGGCGGCATAGGCGGCATCGGCGGCATGGGCGGCACGGGCGGCATCGGCGGCATCGGCGGCAGAGGCGGCATAGGCGGCATAGGCGGCATGGGCGGCATCGGCGGCATGGGCGGCAGAGGCGGCGGCATAGGCGGCATAGGCGGCACGGGCGGCATCGGCGGCATCGGCGGCATCGGCGGCAGAGGCGGCATGGGCGGCAGAGGCGGCATGGGCGGCGGCATCGGCGGCATAGGCGGCACGGGCG